TTCCACCCGCCAGCGCGGCTGTGGTCCTTATATCCGGCCAGGTCGAGCCGTGGAATCTTGATCGTCTTCGCCCCCACGAACCGGACGCGGTCCGTCGTCAGCGCGGAGCTGGTCAGCTCGCGAGCATATTTTTGTTGCAGCTGCGTTTCAAACGCGGTGACGTAGTTGTACGCCATTGGTTAATCACTCCCTGATCATTTTTGCTGTGTGTTTCCGAAAATCGCGGCCAATTGATCGTTGTTCACCGTCGGCGGCTGACCGCCGTTACCGCCGATATGGAAGCCGGGCTGCTGCTGCTGCGAGTTGTCCTGCTTGAACAGGAACGCCTTGCTCTCCTGCAGCGCCTTGAGCTGCTCCTCGAGCCCAACCACTTTGTCGCCGTCCAGCACGAGCTTGTTGCGATCGAACAGGCCGGCAACCAGGTCCTCGTCGTGGGCCTTGCCGGCGATGGCCGCTTTGATGGCGGTGGACAACTTCAGTTCCTTCAGATCGGCCTCGTACTTCTCCTTGGCCTGTCGATTCTCGTCCTGGAGCTTCTGAATCTGCGCTCTAAGCTCTTCGCTGGCCCCGGCCGCTTTCTTCAGTTCGTCCAGCTGTTTGTCCCGTTCGGCGACGTCGGTCTCCAGCTTCTTCTTCGCTTCAGCCACCTCGTTGTACCTGGCCTTCGGCACGAAGTGCTCCGGCAGCGTCTTGTTGATGTCGCCGACAATCTGGTCGAGTTTCGAATCCTCGATGCCCGCTTTCTTGAGCAGTTCTTTCAACCATTCCACGATTGATCACCCTCCGAATTTGTATAGCGGTTCGATCCGCTGATTAGGTGTCGGCCGATATACCCCGGCCGCGGGTACGCCTAGTTTTACGCCATGCGACAGGGCAAAACAAAAAGCCGCTCGGTTGAGCGACTCGAAACTATACGACCATCGTACGGTCCACCTCCCGCGTCCGGTTACGGCGCAGGTCCGGATACGCCTCGAGCAGTTCCTCGAGCCGGGCGGACCATTCATTGACCTTGTTCTTGTACCGCTGGACGTTCTGCTCGTCCAGTGAGCCGGCGGCGAGGCGTTTGTATTTGCGGATGTTGCGCTCAATATAGCGTTGATATTGTTCCGCTTTATATAGCTTTACAGCCGCTTCGTCATCCACTGGTTCCGGCAACCGGCTGATCCCTGGGAAGTACGTGGACAGTGTGTGCCGGCAGTTCGGATGGAAAGCACCGTTTTTCATCGCCTCGGACAGCCGGGGCGAATTGTGCTCCTTCGCCAACTGCTCGGCTTGCTCCGGGCCGATCGACGTGTACACATCATCAATCAGCACTTTGCCCTGGTACGGCAAACACCATGGCGAGCAGTTAGCGTGAGCGCTCATCACTACGGTGTAAATACCCCACTCGTCACGCTTCTTCCCCTCACCCAAAAATGTCGCCCTCTGACTCGCAGTCCGCAGCGCCATTTCGGCCCAGGATGAGATATTGACCTTGCGGCCGTCGCTGTAGGTTATGGTGTCGATCCCGCGCTCCAAGAACTCCTTCGTCGCCATATCAATCGCTTGATCGAGCGTTTTAGCGCCGGCCGTCATGTTCACCTGGGCACGGTAGATGATCTGTCGGTACACGTCGTCCATCTTGCGCAGGACGCCGTATTCAGCCTGCATGAGATCGGACACAACGGACTGCTGCAAAGCCGCAAGTTTTCGCTCGTTCAGACCGAAAAACTGTGTTTCCGGCGCCGCTCGTGGCAGTTGGCTGTACGGGATTTTCGGGCGCTTCTGGCCCTTCGTGACGGGAGGCGGCTTCTCATCGATTGGCAGTCGGACTTCCCCGGACACTTCGGCCGCCGCGATCCTGTCCCCGACCATGACCTGCCGGATCTGTTGTTCGGCTGCGCGCTGACCAGTCTCGAAACTCTCGCGGAGCACGCTTTCCGTCAGTCGTTCGGCCTCGCGGAAAGCACTCTGGATGATCCGGCTGTTCTGGCCACGAAATCGGTTCAGATTGCGGAGGAGAACGAACTGCCACCGGTCCCATCGGAAGCCCTCCTTCATCTCTTCCCGAATGTGCCGCTGGAAGTTTCGTTTCATCGACGTGATCAGCGCCAGCGCCATGTCTTCGAAAATCTGCTGGATGTCGTATGGATCTCGCCGCGCCATCATTCGTCACCTTCGGGCGGCGTCCCGCCGAACTGGCGGCCGTCAATGTTGACCGCCGGTTCGTCGAATGTGGAATATCCCTGCTCCGCCCGGATCCGCGCCACCTCTGCCGCCTTTTCCTCGTCGGTCCAACTGTCGCCGTAAAGTTCTTCGACGGCGCGCTCGATGGACATGATACCGAACGACCGGGCCTTCCCGACCGTCTCCACGACCGTACCGAAATCCGGGCTGGCGTACTCGCCAAACTTGACGCTGGCCAAATATTCCCCCGGGGCTCGACGCTGCATCGTGTCCTGGACCTTCAGCGCCACGTCCACCAGCCGTGGGATCACCTCGTTCAGCGCGTCGATAATCTTTGATCTGGTATAGAGCGTCGTCTTTTCCTTCTCGCGCTGGGCCTCGGCGTTGTCTGTCTTCTTGAGGTCGATCCCGAGCGTTGCCGGGCTGATGATCCCCTGCAGACACATGTCCAGCGCGTTGGCATAGCCCTCCACAAACGCCTCGTAGGCAATGTCAGGCTGGACCGTCGTGATCTGCCCCTTCGCGTCCTCGGCCATCACGGCGCCGATCTTGATGAACTGGTTGTCGAACGGGTTCGGGCGCAGGGTCGCACCGGTGCGCGGGTCGCGCGGGATCAGATCCTCCGGGATGTATTTCTGCACCCGGCCCGCCCGAATCGCATCGATCCATTGACTGATGACCTCGTCCAGCGCGTCGAAACTGTCAGCCTTCGCCTCGAAAATGGACTTCCCCCGGCCCGGCCACTTCGGACTCTTGAAAAACCGCATCGGCACGGCCATCAGGAAGTCGCCGGCGTATGTCACCTCGGGCACCAGCTTCGCTGTCTCCGGCACCGTCCCGAGCGGCACCTCTCTGCCTTGATCATCGAACAGGCGCGTTCGGATGTAGCCGCGTCCGTATGTTTCCTCCAGCCGGTACGTCTTGTCGCGGTAAGTGTACTCCGAGAGAAAGACCACTTCCTGCAGCCGGCCGCGGACTTGCCTGTATTCGACGCGCTCACCACTGTAGAATTCGATGATCGGCAACGGCGAGACTTCCGGATCGACGACCAGCTTGAACGCTCCGTCGCCGGCCACTAGCGTCTCCGTGATGCTCTCGCCCAGCAGCTCCGGGAACCGGTTGTCCTCGCTGATTTCGTCCCACCGGCGCTGCTGGTCCTCGGCTTCTAACTCCACGCCGTCAAAATCGGCCGTCACGATGTCCGTGATCCGGTCGATGATCAGCGCCGGCAGCCCGCTGTGGATCTTCCGGATCTGGAGATCCGCACTCGGCACCGCTGCCCAAAACCGGGACGCCGCCACGGAATCGCCGGTCGCGCTGGCGAGCTGTTTGTAAAACTGATCCAATTCGCTGGGATCTCCGCGATACCATAGGTGGTTTCGCAGCACATTCGCCTCGAAGCTGAGCGGCTCCTGGATGATAATCGATGCCTGCACGGGCGCCGGCTGTATGCGAAGCAGTTTCATGACCGCGTTTCTCACCCCATTTCCGATCGCGCTGAAGATGCTCATGTCATACCTCCAATCTGCGCTTGAACGGCTGCACGGCGTACTCGCTGCTGTCCAGGCAGTCTACCGGATAGCTGCCATCGTCCACCCGGACCCATTCGCCCTCTGCGCGCTCCTCTTCGTCCCAGACCGCGTTCTCCAACGCTTCGATCCACGGTTTCAGGTGGTGCATCACCTTGTACCGCCCCTGATTGATCAAGATGTTCGTCAGCCGAATCCGGTCCACGATGCCGTCCTTCTTGTACGACGGCGTGACCGGGATGTTGAAGCCGCGACGGCGCAGCTCGTTCGCCAGCGCCTGGCGGAATAACTTGTCAGCTTCCTCCGCGAAGATGTGCGTGGCAGCAAAAAAAGCAGGGTAGGTCTTTGCCCACTCTGCAATCTTGTCGACGATCTCACGTGCGTAGCGGTCGTGTGTGTAGCCGCCGGAACTCCCCTGCTTGTGGTAGTAGCCATCCAGCAGAATCACGTCCCGGTAACCGACCGTGAAGCCGGCGAGCGTCGCAACCGTGGCCGCCGTTCCGCCGATGTCAATGCCAATGCTGAACTGGATGAAACACTTGTCACGGATAAATTCCGGCGTCACGACGACGTCCTTGTACGCATACCCGGTGTAAATCCGCCCGGTGGCCGCCGTGCGCTTGCCCAGAATGTCGGCCTGGTACCACAGCGACGCCTTATCGTACGTCGCCAGCACAGCGCGTAACCGATCGTTCGGAATGCTCAGGTTGTCGAAGATCGTGAGGTGCACGTAATTGTAGCCGGGATTCTCGCCGCGCTTCTTCATCTCGTCCTGGTGATCCAGAATGTCGCGGTAGAACCAATGTGCCGGCGGCTTCGGGTTGAGGTCGAAGAAAATCTTCCGGTCCGAGCTCGCCAGCGTCCGGTCGAACACTTCCTGGATGAACGTCTGGTGGCACTCATTCGCCTCGGTGACGTACGCCATACCGTAGCTGTTACCCTTGATCTTCGCCGCGTCGTTCGCCTTCGATCCGCCGGCAATAATAACGATCTTCTCACCAGTCTTCGTCTGGATGAATAGTGCGTCCCGGCCTTTGTACTCCCCCTCCCGGCACCGGCCGGCAAACAGGTGCAGCAGACCGAAGCCGTTCGAGTCGATGACGTTCATCTTCGCCGCGGCAATCGTGACGCCCGCGACCAGGTGCAGCCGATCCGGATGCACCTCGAGGTTCATGGCGAACGCGATCAGGTTGATGATGTTCTTGCCGGCACGCTTGCCGCCCTCGGCCACATTCAACCAGCTGTCGAGACTGCGCCGGATATATTCCGCCTGCTTCGCCGTCAGCGGTGCATATGGGATCAGACTAGACATCGTTCATCACCCGATCCGGCGCCGGGTTGTTGATGAGGTCGGCCAGCGCGGTGATTTGGGCGTTGACATTTGTCGGATCTGTACGCGGGATCTTCGTCTTGAGCAGCTCGATTCGCGCTTTCTGCTCCTCGGTCGCCAGCTCCGTTTTGAGCAGCTCGTCATACTGCCGGATGAGGCTCTGCAGCGCCGACATCGCCCGGGATTGCGCCTGCAGGAACATCGCCTGCTTGTCCCAGGCGTGCTGCACATCCCAGCGCACACCGATCACGTTGCCATCTTTCTCCTCGATTTTGGTGATCGTCGTGTCGTTCTGATCGCGTACATACATGATCCGCTGCGCCCGGACAATGGCTGTGTACTGGATTACGATGTTCTCCCACAAGATGTCCAGCGGCGAGCGCGTTTCGATCTCCTGCATGATCTCGGCAGCATCCTCAGGAAAGTACTTGCGGAAAAAGCCGTGCTTGACGGCTTTGCTGTTCCCCGGCGGTCCGCCGCCACGGTTCCCGACAGCGTTTTTGTTTCCCGGTGGAGCGCCGCGCTTCCGCTTCTGGTTTTGTTGTACATCATTCGTGCTATTCTCGATGGCCGTTTGTTGTACAACATTCCATTTGTCGCGCTGCTTCCAGACCGCGACGACTTTCTCATTGACGCCGAGCATTTCGGCAATTTTGCGATTCGTGATTTTCCCGCCGTGCTCCCGCCAAATCACAAAGGCGCGGTCACGGTTCGGATCTCGAGGTCTCGGCACTACACGATCACCTCACCCCCGACAATTGAGCGGTTTTGAAAGCAAAAGAAAAAGCACCCGAAGGTGCAAAAGGATAAATGTTCCAATGTGTCGAAATTACTCGTAAGGAGGTGAATTCTGTGAAATGGATCCCGGTTAGTTCGTCGAATCTTTCGGCGGTCGCTTACGACGAATCAACTCTCACGTTGTACATCGAATTCCGTAGCTCTGGGGTATACGCCTATTTCGACGTTCCGCCGTCTGTCTTTCAGGGGCTCTTAGCCGCCCCTTCACACGGTAGCTATCATGCGGCACATATCAAGCACAATTACAGATACCGCAGGCTTTAATCTTGATTGATGAGGATGATTGCCGGCCCATGGATTGTCCGTTCCTCCCGGCCGGTAGTGATCCTCATTTCTTCGTGCGGCAGCAACTCAATCCTGGATATACCTTCACGTGCGGACAGCTCATCTGAAAGGTCTTTCGTTGAAACACCAGAAAAATCGCGTTTGGTCATCATAATCAGCCCCTATACGTCATTTTTTACAAGCCCGGGGGATATATACCCGGACAGCCGCCCCGCACCGGTCCGGTCCCGGCGGAGGAGGAGTGGGCGCTGCACCCCACCCAGCGAGGCGGCTGGACGAAAAAGAGCCCTG